ACTTCTGGGCCTCTTGCAGTTTCGACCTCGGGTTCCCTCCGGGCGACAACTCGGCAGGCAACTGCTTTGGCTGTTTCCTCAAGAGCAGAAAGACCCTTGAGAAGTTGGTGGCGCAGGATGAGGAACGTATGCGCTGGTGGGCGGAGATGGAGGACAAGATCGGCGCAAAGTTCAGGAAGGACATTCCGACATACAAGCAGATGATCCAGCAAGTTTCAATTCAGGGCGTGTTGTTCAGCGGCCCCGACTCGGAGGGCATCGCTTGCGGTGCCTGCACGGACTAATGCCGAACAACCGCGAGAGAGGGAAGCGTGGCGAACGCGACGCCCGTGATGCCATACGGACCGTCCTCGGCGTTCGAGGCGCGTATAGGGCAGCGCAGTCGTCAGGCTCCCTCTCCGCGGATCTCGGCGGCACCGGCAACATCCACTTCGAGGTGAAGCTCCGCAAGGCGATCTCCGTCTACGACTTCATCGAACAGGCGATCCGTGACTGCAAAGACAAGGTTCCTGCCGTGCTCATGCGGAGGGACCGGGGCGAGTGGCTGCTGATGCTCCGCCTCGACGACACCATGAGGTTCATCAAGGAACTCCATGACATACAAGATCGTGAACAACCCGTCGCTGATCCCGAGCAGCGGTGACAAGCCGACCTTCAAGGTGACCTCCGAGGGAGAGCTCGTGATCTCCTTCGGCGACTTCATGTTCACCCTGACCAAGGAGGAGGGGCTCCAGGTCGCCTCCTTCATCGACCGGCAGCTCGGTGGGAGCCGCAGCCTGTTCGTCAACTGGCCTTTGAGTAAGCCTGCCGTGTCGAATTGCTACGCCTTGGAGGCATGACATGAGCATCAGGTTCGATGGGCAGGGACAGCTCATCACGGTGTCCTTCTACATGAAGGAGGCGGATCACCCATACGACGCGGGGGTGACGATCCGGAAGACCAAGGCAGGACGCCCTGGCTCCGGATCGAAGGTGGAGGAGCGGTGGCTCCCCATTGACCGCACCGAAGCCGTGCATCTCCTCAAGCACATCGGCTGCACGGTGAACGCCGTGTGGGCCGTGGGTGACCGGGTTGCCGTGGTGATGCCGTGAGCGAGTCGGTGTTCGTCAGGCATGAGTCGTGCCCGTCGTGCGGGAGCAGGAACAACCTCGCCCGGTATTCGGACGGGCACGGGTGGTGCTTCGGTTGCCAGTACAGGGAACGAGGAACGGGCGATGACCTCGCCCATCCGCAGAAAGTAGGAAGGATCGAAGGAATGATCGAGGTTGAGTACGCCGCGCTCGAGAAGCGTGGGCTGACGGAGGAGACGTGCCGTCTCTGGAACTATGGCATTGGGGAGCACCACGGCCAGCCGGTTCAGGTCGCCCTGTACCGGGACGCATCCGGTGAGGTGGTGGCGCAAAAGGTGCGGACCGCCGACAAGCAGTTCAGGATCCTCGGGGATGCCTCGCGCATGGTGCTGTTCGGTCAGCATCGCTTCTCGGGGCAGGGGCGCATGGTCGTCGTGACCGAGGGCGAGATCGACGCGATGAGCCTCAGCCAGGTGCAGGAGCACAAGTGGCCCGTGGTCAGCGTCCCGAACGGAGCGCAGTCCGCCCCGAAGGCCGTTGCCAAATCCCTCGACTGGCTCGAGGGATTTGACCGGGTGGTCTTCGCGTTCGACATGGACGAGCCCGGTCAGAAGGCGGCGAAGGAGTGCGCCCGTGTCCTGAGCCCCGGGAAGGCGTTCATCGCCAACCTCCCGCTGAAGGATGCCAACGACTGCATCCGAAACGGCAAGGCCAAGGACTTGGTCAACGCTATGTGGAATGCCCCGGCGTACCGCCCGGACGGCATCGTGGCCGCTCAGGACATCTGGGAGCGCATCGAGTCATTCGACGCCTCGCCGGGGATCGCCTATCCCTGGAGTCCGCTGACCGGGATGCTGCACGGCATCCGGCCCGGTGAGCTCGTCACGGTGACCGCAGGCACGGGCGTCGGCAAGAGCCAGTTCTGCCGTGAGCTCGCCTACCACCTCATCAAGAGCGGTACCCCCGTCGGCTACATCGCCCTCGAGGAATCCGTAGCCCGTACCGCAATCGGCCTGATGAGCCTCGAGGCGAACCGCCGGCTTCACCTCGGGGCGAACAAGGACGAGCTCAAGGACTCCTTCGACCGCGTGTTCGGGTCGAACCGCGTCTACCTCTACGACCACTTCGGCTCGACCGAGGGGCAGAACCTCCTCGACCGCATCCGCTACATGGGCAAGGGTCTCGGCTGCAAGGCCGTGTTCCTCGACCACATCTCCATCGCGGTGAGCGGACTGAACGATGGGCACGGGGATGAGCGAAGGATGCTCGACGCGCTAGTGACCAAGCTCCGCACGTTGGTCGAGGAGACGCAGATCACCCTGTTCATGGTCTGCCACCTCAAGCGCGTTGACGGCCGCAGCCATGAGGAGGGCGGCGAGGTGAGCCTGAGCCACCTCCGGTCGAGCCAAGGCATCGCGCAGCTGTCCGATGCGGTGATCGCTCTTGAGCGGAATCAGCAGGGAGAGAACAGGAACCAGACTCGGGTTCGCGTTCTGAAGTGCCGCTACACCGGCGAGACGGGACCGTGCCTCGCGCTCGAGTACGACAAGGAGACCGGGCGCATGAGCGAGTGCCCGATGTTCGATCCCGCGGACGAGCTGAAAGAAAAAGATGCAGACATTCCTTTCTGACAGTTGCATGGGCAAGAGTCGTTTCTAGTATGTCACGAAGTCGGAACGATTCCGAAAACGAGAAAGGCACACGGATGTCCAAGTGGAAGGTAGGAAGCCTGTTCGCGGGGGTCGGAGGATTTGACCTCGGCTTTGAGCAGACCGGCAAGTTTGAGACCGCCTGGATGTCCGAGTGGGACCGTCATGCGGAGGCCGTCCTCCGGCGTCGTTTCCCCAACGCGAAGCAACTCGGGGACATCACCAAGGTCGATCCCTCGCAGCTGGAGCCCGTCGATGTAGTCGTCGGCGGGTTCCCGTGCCAAGACCTCAGCGTTGCCGGGAAGAGGGCGGGGCTTGCCGGCGAAAGGAGCGGTCTGTTCCATGAGTTTGTTCGCATCGTCCGAGGGCTCCCCCGAAGGCCGTCCTTCGTGGTGGTCGAGAATGTCCCAGGAATGCTCTCAAGCCAGCAGGGGCGTGACTTCGCAGTCGTGCTCTCTGAAGTGGCCGAAGAGTGGGGTGCTGTTTCCGTCGCGTGGCGACTGCTGGACAGTCAGTACTTCGGAGTGGCCCAGCGACGCCGCCGTGTGTTCCTTGTCCTCGATCTTGCAGGCGAACGCGCCCAAGAAGTACTGGCTCTCGGGGAAGGCAGCAGCCGGAATCCTCCGTCGCGCGTCCCGGCGGAACAAGAGTCTCCCCAAGCTGCTCGAGGATGCCCTGATGGCGGTCGTCCTTGCTTCAGCAGGCACGACCAATCCGGCACATGCCGCGAAGTCAGCGTAGCACCGTGCCTGTCTGCCAAGGCCGACAACTGCTGCGACATCCCGATGGTTCTTGAGCAGCGTTCGTACGCCTGGAACAACAACTCAACCGGACCGCTGGAGACCGACGTGGTTCCGCTGCGGTCGTCTCAGGGGACCTCCGGATTCCATGAGATGAATCACCCGATGGTCGCGCAGACTTTCGGAAAGTCTGCGCGGGCTACCTCGGCGTCCGATGCAGAGACTTGGGTTGCGGACGAGTACGCGAACACCCTCAATACGTTCGATGTCAGCGAAGTCCGGGCAACGACGGTTGCGGTGTCCCACGCCTTCTACAGCACGGGCGGAACTCACGGCGTGAACCAAGACGAGGAGGTGTGTCCTCCTCTGAAGGTCGGGTCGTCAGTCGGGATCCCACCGCCGGTGGCGATGCGGTCAACGATCCCGATTCAGGACGGGCGTGAGATTGAGAAGCGGCAGAACGGTCTTGGTATCGGGATCGCCGGCGATCCGTCCTACACCATCGACACTACCGGGGCACAGAGCGTGGCCATTCAGGGAAACCTGATCGGTAGGGACGCAGGCGGACCGCAGGGAGTTGGCGCGTCTACCGATGGTGTCATGTACACGCTTACGCGGACGGACGTTCACGGGGTCGCCACAGCAACGATTGTCCGGAGGCTGACGCCTGACGAGTGCTGCGTTCTCCAGGGGTTCCCGCCGGACTGGAACGACGGTCAGGCTGACTCCCATCGCTACAAGCAGATGGGTAATGCGGTGACCGTCACGGTCGCACGGTGGATCGCCGAACGCATGGCGAGGTTCCTGTGAACCCCGTCATCCTCGACATCGAGACGGACGCCCTCGACGGCTACGCGAAGATCCACTCCATCGTGGTCCGCGATGCCGTGACCGCCAACGTGCTGGCATCGACGTATGAGGGCATCGGCCACGGGGAGTCCCTCCGCATCCTGCGGCAGGCCCCGACGATCATCGGGCACAACCTCATCACCTTCGACCTTCCCGCGATGAAGCGGCTGGTCGGCTTCGTCCCGTCCGGTCAGGTCGTGGACACCCTCGTCCTCTCCCGCCTGTGCTACCCGGACATCCGCAACGACGACTACAAGCGTCCCGAGTTCCCCAAGGAGATGATCGGGAGCCACTCGCTCAAGGCGTGGGGATACCGGCTCGGGATCCACAAGGACGGGTTCGGGGAGACCGCTGACTGGTCTCGGTGGTCTGAGGAGATGCAGGACTACTGTGAGCAGGACACGGAGGTCACGCGCAAGCTGTGGCATCACCTCGTCCAGCAGGGGATCTCGGATCGCGCCTGGGCTCTTGAGCACACGGTCGCGGGAATCTGCCGTGACATCGAGGTCGCCGGATGGACGTTTGACATGGGAGGCGCGGAGCGTCTCACGGCGCAACTCCTGACGAAGCGGCTTGAGCTCAAGGAGCGGCTCGTCCAGGTCTTCCCGCCCAAGAAGGAAGTCCTCAAGACAAAGACCAAGACGATCCCGTTCAACCCGGGAAGCCGCCTCGACATCGCCCGTGGCCTGAACGAGCTCTACGGCTGGCGTCCCTCCCTCGTCACTCCCTCGGGTCAGCCGAGGATCGACGAGGAGATCCTCTCGGAGCTGAAGTACCCGGAGGCGGAGCTCCTCACGGAGTACCTCCTGGTGGTCAAGCGTCTCGGTCAGGTTGCCGAGGGCGAGGAGGCGTGGATCAAGCTTGCCAAGTGCGGCAAGATCCACGGCCGCATCAACCCGGGCGGGACGATCACGGGCAGGGCATCCCACGCCCGACCCAACATGGCACAGGTCCCTGCCTCGCGCAGCCCATACGGCAAGGAGTGCCGGAGCCTGTTCCGCCCCCGGTCGGGGTGGTCTCTGGTCGGTGCGGACGCATCCGGGCTCGAGCTGCGGTGCCTGTCCCACTACCTGACCTCGTATGACGGCGGCTCCTACGGCAAGGCCGTGGTGAGCGGGGACGTGCATTGGGAGAACGCCATCGCGTTCGGGCTCGTTCCGTCCGGGACGAAGCGCAACAAGCACGACTCCGGGCATGAGTCCCGGCGCAACCAGAGCAAGACCCTGATCTACGCCATGATCTACGGTGCCGGCGACATGAAGCTCGGCAGCGTGGTCGAGGGGGATGCCAAGGACGGCAAGCGTCTCCGGGCATCGTTCGAGAAGAAGGTCCCCGCCTACAAGATGCTCAAGGAGGCGGTGGTCTCGGCATCCAAGCGGGGGTACCTGGTCGGCCTCGACGGCCGCCGTCTCCCGATCCGTTCACAGCACTCAGCCCTGAACACCCTGCTCCAGTCTGCGGGAGCCGTGGTGATGAAGGTTGCCCTCGTCGGCTTCGTCGAGGGGATGGCCCTGGACGGCCTTGAGTGGGGCACGGACTACGCAGTCATCGGGTGGATCCATGATGAATTCCAGATTGAGTGCAGGCCGGGACTGGAGGAGCGTGTTGGACACGGTGCGGTCGCCGCAATCACCGCGGCAGGATCGTCCCTCGGATTCCGATGCCCCCTCGACGGAGAGTTCCGTTCCGGGTCTACATGGGCCGAGACACATTGAGAGGAGCCTCTGGATTGCTTATCTGGCTGGCTATCTCGATGGCGAGGGATGCTTCACGGTCTGGCATGGATCGACTCCGGCGGTCTCGGTCAGCAACACCTTCCCATACGTCCTCGCGGCACTCCGCAGGGAGTGGGGCGGTCGCATCTCCCTCAAGTCCCGGCGCGACAGGTCGAGGACTGCATGGGAGTGGAGGGTCTGCGGAGACCGCGCCATCGACGTTGCGAGGATGGTTTCGCCGTACCTCGTCGAGAAGCGGATCCAGGCGGACCTGATGTCGCAGATCCGCGTCTGGCCTGCCGGTTCGCAGCAGCGCAAGGAACTCATATCCCGCCTGAAGGCACTCAAGCGGGTCGATTACGGGAGCACCCCAGAATGAACGACCTCAGCACCATCACCACCACCGAGCTGCTCGACGAGATCGGCAA